TTATAACGCCCCCGCGCGAGTCCTGCAGGCGGCCGGCCGGCGCCGTGCACTGCAGGTTCAGCGGGTGACGGCCGCCGCCGTGCTGTCGCACGGCAGTGGCTACGGTGGTGGCGGGGGCTTGGGTCATTGGTCGCCCCCTTGCTGCGGCTGGTTGAGCCCTTCGGGTGAGCCAGATTGCTGGCCGGCGCGCATTGCCTTCTGCTGGTCGATCCAGTCGAAGAAGCCCTTCGGCCCTTCGTAGTAGGCGGCCATCTGCTCGACCTTGCCCAGCAGCTCCAGCTCAGCCTTCGCGATCAGGGTTGCCTGAGCGCTGGGGTACAGCTCGATCATGGCTGTGCCGCGTAGCCCGGCTCTCTGCTGCAGCGTTTTTAGGCAGCGATCCTCGATGCCTGTGATGACATAGCTGCCGTTTTCCAAAGCGGCAATGGCGATTGGCTGGTGAACTGTGCTCATGCTGCAGCCCTCGCGCGGTTGGTGGTGGCCAGCAGTTCCATCAGGCGGTTGAAGTAGTCCAGGCAGGCGTCGGGCTGGCCGGCTGGCTTGATGCGGAACTGCGCGGGGTTGGTGCCGGTGAGGCATGGCCAGGTGTCGGGGTGGTCGGCCATCAGGTCGCGCTTTTCGGTGGCCAGGGCGATCAGGTCCGCGTCGTGGATGCAGGGCGGCAGCACCGGGTCGAGGTCGAAGCGGTGGCAGATGGCGTGCCAGATGCGCATTTCGATCTGGCGGTATTCGGGCAGCGCCTGTTTCAGCGGGCTGACCAGATCCCCCACATAGGCCTCGGTGGCGTCGTGCAGCAGCGCCTCCAGTTGGTACTGCGCCGGCACCAGCTCGGCGACAACAAGGCAATGCTGGGCGACGCTGTAGAAGGCTTTGCCGTGTCCGTTGAAGCGGCACTGCATGCTGAGCGACCACGCGATATCGGTCGGGTCGACCATGTGCGCGGATGGTTCGAGCAGGTCGAAGCGCTTGCCGCTGCGGGTGATGATGAAGCTCATGCTGCGTCCTCCTGCACTGCGAGGCGCAGGGCTTCGGCGCCGTGCTGGTCGATGTCTTCGCTGTCGGTCTTGGCTTGGCGCAGCAGGGTCCGCAGGTCGTCTACGAATGGAATCCAGTTCGTCGGGAATGCCTGAAAGCGCAGCTCTGCGGTTTCGAGATCGAAGTGCACGCAGGCGTTCTCGTCCAGCCAGTCGATCAGCTCGCTGTCGGGGTGTGGCTGGGCGTGGGCCTGGGACTTCTTGATGCGCTCGGCCATGTCGAGTACCTGGGCCTGCAGGTGGCGGCTGAGCCGAGCGTGGTCGTGGGCGTTTAGGCCGGCAAAGGTGTCGGCTGCCAGCTCCAGCTTGGCCACTACCGCCAATAGGACAGCGTGGTCTTCATCGCTCAGCGGCGCGGCTGCGGCCAGGCGGTTGAGCAGGCCGCGCTCGACCTTGGCGTGGTCTTCGGCCTCGGCCTTGATGTTGTTGCGCAGGGTCATCGCCTCGCGGGTGCGGGCGTCGAGCTGGCTGCGCAGATCCTCGGCCTCTGCGATGCGGTGTTGCAGTACTTCCTCACAAGCAGCGCGTGCCTGTTCCTTGCCTTGTTTCTCGCCTGCGTCACGGCCGGTGCGCAGGCCGATGCAGTAGAAGATGAAGCCGGCAATGGCGGCGCAGCTGAGTGCGGCAAAGATGCCGTAGATTTGCGGGGCGGTCATGGTGGTGCTCCTCGTGTTGGCCGGTCGCTGGTGGTGGCAGCGGGTGCGGCTGTCAGGTGGTTTTGGTGGATCAGGCGGCCTTTGCTTCGGCTCGGCAGGCGCTATCGCATACCTTGCAGCGGGCGCTCAGGCCGGTGGTGGAACTGTGGTTCAGGTGGAAAAACTCGGTGTCGGCTGGCCAGTAGTCGTTGCAGACGGTGCAGCGGGCTTCTAAGCCGAGCGGGGTTGCCTGGTACTGGCCGCTTGCAAGGCGGCGCATGAGGGCGCCTTTGCTGGGTATCGGGCAGTAGGCAACGTGTGCTTTGTCGCGTTGTGCCATGGCTTAGCTCTCCTGCTCTTGGCCCAGCACTTTGGCCAGGGCGTCGTCGGCTTGGCCGGCGCGTTGTTCGATGTGGGCCGCCAGGTGGTGGATCTCGATGTAACGCAGCGCCTTGGTGCTCTCCTGCAGGGTGGTGATGGGCAGGGGGATGGCTGCGGTGCCGACCTGGCGGCCAAAGCGGTCGGCGTTGAGGTTGCGGAACAGCTCTGCGCGCACGGCCTCCAGCGGGATCAGCACGGTGCCGAACATGCGAAAGAGCATGTCCACCGTGCTGGGCTTGGGCGCGGCCAGCAGGCGCAGGGGCTGCTGTTGGTCGTTGGGTGGGCTCATGCTGGGCGGGCCTCACGCGGGAGCATGCGCAGCGGGTTCTTGTTGGGGTGGCGGGCCTTGGGTTTGGGCTGGCCGATGTTGATGCCGAAAGCGGCGATTGCCTGGTTGAGCTGGGCCAGCACGCCCTGGGCGGTGTAGCCAAAGCCGATAAACCGGATCTCGTTGGCCTTGCCGATGGCCTCGATAGAGGCGAACAGCTCCATGCCTTCGACGCCGGGGCCCAGGCGCAGATTGGTCCGGTAGGTGAAGTTTTCGCCCATGATGGCGGTGAGGCGGGCCACGGCGCCTTCGAGCTGCATGTGCTGCAGCTGCAGGTCAGTGGCCTGCCCGAGGCGGATGCCGGCCGCGCTGGCGGCCAGGTGCAGGGCGCTGCTGATGACCTCGCTGTTGCGCTGAGCCTCGGGCATGCGCAGCAGGTCGATCAAGGTGGCGTCGAGTAGCTTGATGTCTTTCATTGTTTGCTCCGGGCTGGGTGTTCCCAGGCGATGCGGCCCATGGTGCGCACGAGGTCGCGCAGGTGCTCGGGCACGTGGTTGTTGATGGCTGCTTGGCGCTCGGCCTTGGTGGGCAGCTTCGAGATGACGGCCACCCACTGGCGGGCAGAGGTCGGGGTGACCTGCTGCCCGTCCGGGGTGGTGTATTTGAGGTCAGGCGACATCGCGCGGGTCCTGCTGCGGCTCTGGCATCGGGCGGTCGATGCCGAGCTTTTCCGCCAGCCACGGGATGCCGGCATCCGTGACGCGGGTGGTGCGCGGGTACTGCATGCCGTGCTCGGGGTATTCGTAGCGGCTTTCCTTGGTGACCAGATACAGCTTGGTCATCTCCGGGTTGGCTGGCAGGTTGAAACGGTCAAGCAGACCCTTGTCGCGCATGCGCTTCATCAGATCGCGGTGGCCGATGCCGAGACGTTGGGCGGTGTACTTGAGGGTGTTGGACATGGCGGCTTCCTCACGCTGCTGCCGCGCGCTGGGGCGTGGCGATGATGTGAAGGTGTTCGATGCTGCTGAGCAGGCGCTTTAGGCACTCGTGCTGATCGCCGCGAACGGTGAAGCACTTGGTGCGTGGCTTCGCGGTGCCAATGCTGGCGATGATCGTCACGCCCTCGATTGGGCGGGTACGGTGCACGGCGACGTTGATGGGCAGCGCCAGGCCGGTTTCGAGGCTGGCAAAGCCGCCGTGACGCACCATGTAGCGCAGCCGGTTGGTCTGGTCGGTGGAGAGCAGGGCCTCCGGCTCGGGCAGCAGGGGCTGGCGGGTGACGCGGGGCGGGGCAGGCTCGCCACCGTCTACGCGGCCATTGGCGATGGCGTCGATGAAGTCGGCGACCTTCAGGTGTTTCTCGGGGTCGTCGGTTTTCACGTCCATGCTGTGCACCGTTTCGCCCATCTCGATGCGCACGGCGGTTGCCGGGTTACCGCGCTCGATGCGGATGCGGAACGTCACCTGGTCGCGGCTGTAGGGCATGCGCGAAACGGTGTGGTTGAAGGTGCCGGTCATGTTGAGCTGGGCCAGCAGGCGCAGCAGGTTGTCTTCGGGGAGGGCGAAGTTCATGCGGCCACCTTCTTGTCTGGAGCGACCAGCCAGGTGTAGGGCGATTGCTCCTGCTCCATGCGGCGGTAGTAGGCCGCGCTGATGGTCAGGTCGGAAAGCCGGTCGTATTGGTCATCAGTGATAGCGCCGAGGATGAAGCCCGCGTAGATCATTCCGTGGCAGCGGCCTGACTGATCTTCGACTACGAAGCGGTTGCTGGACTCACGCAGGCGCTTGATCTCGCCCAGGATGGTTCTCAGCAGCTGCTGTTTGCGCAGAGTGCGAACTGATGGTGCGCTCATCAGGCAGCCCTCCCGCCGTCGTTCGGGTCGAAGGGCGCAGGAGCGCGGCGCGGTTGCAGCTTGGGTTTGCCGCCATTGATGACGACAAGCAGGCCAGTTTCTGCCTGCAGGCGCTCGATCAGGCGGCGGTTAGAGGTGCACGCCGGATGGACGTGCAGGGTGGCGGTGGCCATGGTGAATCACCTCGTCTGTGGTGGAGAGACGAGGTGATTAAAGTGTTCTTAACTTTTTAAGTCAAGTTTGCTTTTGGATTTTGTTTAGCTCTCTAAGGTTACAGGGCTCCGGCGTGCCATACCGCGCGGCCGATGATCAGGAGGTGCCCGATATCCGTATCAGTGGCGGTCTCGTCGGGGTAGGCGCGTTTGTCCTCATTGTCACTGCGGATGATCCAGCCGTTGGTTAGCGTCTGGACTAGGCGCTTGATGCTGATGTCGCCGTCTGGTCTTTGGATGGCGTAGATTCTGCCGTTCAAGGGTTCGCGCTGGCCTTCGTCGATCAGCAGTACGTCTTCATCGGCGATGGTGGGGAACATGCTCATGCCTGTGCTGTAGATCACCTTGAGGTTCTGTTCCTTCAAGCCCATGCGTGCCAGCCAGTCACGCTTGAACATCAGGCCGCCGCGTATCTCTACATGATGGTTTGTATGCCCGGCCCCTGCGGCGCCCTTTGCTGTGAATTGAGGGATCATCACGTGGCTTTCTTCAAGCCCGCCTGATGCATGCATGTCTCCAGTGCCCTCTGCAAGCCACTGGGCGGAGAAGCCCGTTGCTCGTGCGAACAGGAAGAGATTCTCTGCCTTAAGGCTGCCGTCTCCCTGGGCCAACTGACTGATCCTGGCAGGGCTAAGTCCTGACTCGGCGGCCAGGACGCTTGCCTTCTTTCCGCATTTGGAAATGGCGTAGGTGATTCTTTCGGTTGGCGTATTCATTAAGCTAGCTTAAGACTTCCTTTGTTTGGAGTCCTTTATGTGCTTGCATATTTTGTTAAGCACACTTATCGTTCTGGGCAGGCAAGAGGAGGGCGCCATGCTCACGTCAGAAGTAATCGCGTTTTTTAAGGGTAAATCCAAGGTCGCTACGGCACTTAAGGTTTCTCCAGCTGCCGTGTCGCAGTGGGGAGCTGAGCCGCCGCTGGCTCGGCAGTACCAAATCCAAATTCTCACCGAGGGGAAGCTGGTCGCCTCTGACGGCTCTGCCGTCGCCAAAGCCGCCTAACCATGAAGACAGAATCCATATCCAAAGTCCTGGCGCGCTATCTTCGTGGCGGTTGGGCCTGCCTTAGCAGCTACGACATGCTGTCGTTCGGCTTCGACCCATTCCGCGATGGGTCAGTGACCGAGGAGGCATTCCGGCTGCGTGCTGCTGACTTGCTTGAGCGGTCAGCCCGCCACCACCTCGTCGAGGATTGAGATGATTTCCGCCTCAGTCATCAGGCTCTTTTTTACCAGCGTTTCACCCAGTAGGGCGGTGAACTTGGCAATGCGATGGGCTTCGAGGTCGGTTTTTTGGCCGATGGTGTAGTAGATGCGACGGGAAATTTCCAAGCCGTCGTCGTGATGCGGGAACTTCTCGTAATCAGTTGCCATGTTTGCGTCCTTTGAGGGCGTAGAAAAAAGGCGCCTTGCGGCGCCTCGTTCCCCGGCCAGGGCAGATGCCTTGGCCGTACCCGAGCACGGATGCTCGAGCTGCCTGCCTCTCCACCACAGATCAGCAGGCGTATGGACCACCTGACTAGGGGAGGGCCATGGCGTGGACTATATCAACAGCTCCCGCCTTGGTCACTGGCAGCTTGCTCCGGCTGCTGCCACCTCCCTGGCGCGTGCCACCACCACGCGCCGCACCTGGGCCGGGATGCCTGGGGTTGCCTGTTCGCTGCCACCACCAGCGGGCGGGCTGTTGAGGGCAGGGCCTGTGCGGAGCACGGGCCTTGCCTGGGGTGCGGTCGGTTCGCCGGCTGCATGCGACCACCTGACTAAGGGGGCCGTGCCTTCGGGCATGGCTCCGGGAGTTGTCCATGTCTTTCCGACCACGCATGAACAGTGTCGAGCGCGCCCAGCGGTCGATCCTGACGCTACAACAGGCGCTGTACCACGCGGCGCACGATTACCCAGGCGGTGCCACTGCCATTGCCGCAGTCGACGGGGTTATCAGCCCTTCGACCCTCAACCATAAGCTGAGCCGCACCGGCGCCAACCCGAAACACCGGGTGAACGTCGATGAGCTGCAGCTGATTCTCGACCTGACCCGCGACCCGCGCATTGTTGATGCGCTGCTGCAGCCGATTGGCTGGGTGGGCGTTGATGTGTCTGAGCTTCACGAAACTGACACGCCGAAATCCTTGCTGACGGGCATCACTGAGATGCTGCGTAGCGAGAACAACCTGAGCGAGCAGCTGGCGAAGGCGCTGGCCGATGACCATGTGGATGACGATGAGCTGGCTCAGTTCGAGATGCTGGCCGTGCGCATGCTGCAGGCGGTGTTCCGGTTGCGCGCTGCGGTGCGCCTCAAGCATGAGGAGGGTCAGGCGGATGGCTGATATCGCTGATATTGCGAACGACCGTATGCAGATCGAGCTGGAGCATCAGCTTGCGGCTCGGGAACAAGCTCGGCAGTGCCCGGTTGCCGAGGAATGCGAGGAATGCGGCATCACCATACCTTTCGAGCGCGTGCAGGCGCTGGCCAAGCTGCCTTGTCTGCGCTGCGTTGACTGCCAGGCGTATCTGGAGAGCAAAGGGGGTGGGCGATGAGCCTGTATCCCGAACTGCAGCGCCTGGATGAAGAAAGAAACGCACTGAATGCCCGTATTAGCGAGGCGATGCACGCCCAATTCGTGGGCAGGCGTGTGCGTGTCAACCACTACCACGGCAGCTTCACCGGGGTTGTTCGTCAGGTTGGTTGGCACGAGTTCTCGGTGGTCGTTGTGAACGATGCCACGGGCAAGGCTTCACAGCGCTGGCCGCTGCTCATGTCGAACGGTAGGCCCGATGTTGAGCTGATCGATGGAGGTGGCGATGACTGACCGTCACGAACTACTCGACGACGTGCTGGCCCAGCTGCAGGACGCTGGGCTAGACCCTGACCTGCCGCTGATGCTGGATGTGCGCACGCGCTGCCGGGCTGGTGGCGACAAGGGCAAGACGAAAACCGGCTTCTACGTGATCTATGAGCACTCGAACGCGGGCCGGACCTTCTACGCGGGGGCGTTCGGCTCGTGGCGGGAGGGTGAGAAGGGCGACTTCCATAAGCTCAAGCCTGTTGGCGGGCGGATGAGCGAGGAAGACCGCAAGGTGATCAAGGCCCGCGTTGAGGCGGCGAAGGCGAAGGAAGAGGCCAAGCGCGCCGCTCGCGCAGCGGGTGCTCGGCGTCGGGCGGCGCGCATGTGGGAGTCGCTGCCGGAGCGCGGGCGTTGTGCCTACTTGGAGCGCAAGGCTGTGCCGGCTGTTGGCCTCAAGTTCGGCCGCAAGCCGGATACCGCTCTGGTGCCAATGATCAACGTGCATGACAAGGTGGTCGGCCTGCAGGTGTTGTTTGGCACGCCGGATGCGGACGGGCTGAGCAAGCGGTTTTGGCCGGCTGGCCTTGACCCGGTTGGGGCGTTCCATTTGCTCGGCCCGCACCCGGAGCCGGGTGAGCCGGTGCTGATCTGTGAGGGGTACGCGACGGCAGCCAGCGTGCATCTGGCTACTGGACTCTGCGCCTGCGCAGCCTTCACAGCGGGCAATTTGATGCCGGTAGCCGAGGCGTTGCGCGAGCGCTTCCCTGGCCGGCAGTTCCTTTTCTGCGCGGATGATGATTGGAAGACGACGACGGCCAAGGGCGAGCCCTTGAACCCCGGCATCGAGAAGGCCGAGCACGCGGCGCACGTTGTCGGCGGCCGGGTGGTGTTCCCGGTGTTCAGCGTCGAGCGTGATGATAAGTGGACCGACTTCAACGATCTGCAGCTGGCCGAGGGGTTGGATGCGGTGCGGCGCCAGGTGCTGGTTGCCGTGCGCCCGCCTGCCGATGCCGAGTGGAAGGCGGCACTGCACCGTAACGGCAAGGGCGCGTTGCTGTCGGTGGTGGCCAACGTGGTGCTGATTCTGGAGAACGACGAGCGCTGGAAGGGCGTGATCGGTGAGGATCTGTTCGCCGGCCGCACGGTGAAGCGTCGGGCCACGCCCTATGGCGGCCGTGCCGGCGAATGGTCGGACCTCGACGACACGCGCACGTCGATCTGGCTGGCCGAGCAATATGGCCTGCAGGTGAAGTCGCTGGCGGTGCTGGAGGCGGTGGCGGTGATTGCGCACCAGAACCCGTTCCACCCGGTGCGCGACTATCTGCAGGGGCTGAATTGGGATGGCACGCCGCGCCTGCGGACGTGGGTCAAGGATTACCTGGGCGGCGTTGCGCTGGCGGGGAATGAGGACTATCCGGGCATCATGGGGATGCGCTATCTGGTTTCGGCCGTGGCTCGGGTGATGGTGCCGGGGGCGAAGGCTGACTGTGTGATCATCCTCGAAGGCGAGCAGGGGCTGAACAAGTCGTCGGCGCTGCGGGTGCTGGGCGGTGAGTGGTTCATGGATACGCCTATCCCGCTGGGGGAGAAGGAGGCTTATCAGGCGATTCAGGGGATGTGGATCATCGAGCTGGCCGAGCTGGATGCGTTCAACAAGGTTGAGAGCACCAAGGCGAAGTCGTTCTTCGGGGCCGAGGTGGACATTTTCCGCCCGAGCTATGGGCGCCGGAACATCCGCTTGCCGCGTCAGTGTGTGTTCGCTGGCTCGACCAACCAAGATGAGTACCTGCGCGACCCGACCGGGAACCGGCGCTACTGGCCGGTGCTGTGCATGAGGGTGAACCTGGCTGGCCTGCGCGAGGTGCGCGACCAGCTGTGGGCCGAGGCGCTGCACCTGTATGAGGCCGGCGAGCCGTGGTGGCCGCAGGCTGATGAGAAGGACATGTTCGAGCAGGAGCAAGACGTGCGCTTTCAGGGTGATGCCTGGGAGCCGAAGATTGTGGACTACCTGCAGCGGAACCCTTGCGAAGCTATCGGCGGTGATGTGCTGCTGGAGCACGCGCTGAACCTTGACCCTGGCCATTGGGGGCGGCCTGAGCAGACGCGGTTGGGGCAGATCATGCATCGGCTCAAGTGGCGGCGAAAGCGCGGGGCGCCCGAGGGGCGTGGTGGGGTGCGGCCGTACAAGTATGAGCGGCCGGAGAGCTGGAAGAACCCCGGCCAGATGCCGCTTGAGCAGCGGGAGGGCTTCGCATGATCCGGTATATCGATGATGCGCTGCAGCTGTGGGCGGCCGAGCTGCATCCGCCGCATGGGGTTGAGCGACTTGGCCCTGGCTCTGGTGGGTGTTCGCTGGCTGCTCTGATAGACTCGCGCGGCGTGCTGATCCGTAGCACGCGAGGCAGCAAGGTGCTGCTTGAGCAGGCGGCCGAGATCGAGCTGCTAGTGAACCGGCATCTGCCGGATAAGGAACGCCAGGTGGTGATCGAGCACTACACCAACTATGACAGCCGCGACCCGCAGAAATGGGCGGCGTGCGGCTGCAAGCGAACGCAGTACTACCAGCGATTGCATCAGGCGCATGTGAGCCTGGAGCAGGGGTTGATCAACCGGAAGCGCGCCGCATGAGGCGCGCTTTTCGTTTGTGCCCCACCTGGCCTACCGCGTTTGGTATGTGGGCCACGCTTGAGGCCGCGTGTTTGCTGGGCGTGCCCCACCTCCCCACCTTCGCCCGGCGCACGTATGTGCAGGTACGACGCGTGTATACACGCGCACGCGTGCTCACGCGCCCACACAATCTATTAATTCCTTTGAAAAGGTGGGGAGGTGGGGAACAGTCAGTGGGGATGCGGGGTGTAGCGTTGTCTCACCTCGAAATGCGGTGGGGCATGTGGGGTTGCGCCTGCGGCGCGGTAGCCGGGGTTTGTTATATAGCCGGCGCATTGCGGGCGCTTGGTCGGCGCATTGCTGGTGTATTGCTGGAGTGGCAGCGCTGGGGCCTTGCTGCCACCGGAATCGAGGGGTATAAATCAGCCATCTTCAAGGAAGTCCGCTAAGGCGGGCTCACTGCAAACCCGGCCACCGCGCCGGGTTTTTTGTTTATGGCGCCCCGGTGGTCGTGGCGCCTGGTGCAGGGACGCACCTACCCATTCGAGCCTCGGCAGTTGCCGGGGCTTTCTTGTTTCTGCGAGGTGGTTATGGCGACTGAACAGCAGGTGCACCAGACGATGGCGGATCTGCCGACCTGGCTGCTGATCCTTGTAGCGCTGGCTGGATTGAGCGGCGAGATGTGGCGGGCTGATGTGGCCGGCTATGCGCTGGGCGTGCTGGTCAAGCGGGTGCTGCTGCGCTTCGGTGCCTCGGTGGTGTTCGGCCTGGCCACTGTGCTGTTCGCCACGGCCTGGGGCTCCAGCCTGCTGACCGCTGCAGCACTGGGTAGCGTGGTCGCCTGCCTCGGCGCCGATATCGCCAGCGGGATCTACGCGCGTTGGCTGGCCAAGAAGGCGGG